AACAAATTGGCGTTATAGCACAAGATATGGAAACCATTGTACCAGAGGTTGTATTGACAGCTGATGATGAAATGCAAACCAAGTCTGTTGATTACGGCAAATTATGTGCTGTGCTTATAGAAAGTATAAAAGAATTAAAAGCAGAAATCGATGAATTAAAGAAGAAATAATCATGGCGTTAGCGGGATCAGGAGCAATAAGTTTTGCCAACATAAGGGATGAATTTAGTCCTGGGAGCAACACCTCGGTTTCTCTTAGTGATTATTATCGTCAAGGCAGTAAGATTAGAGCCAAGGCGGGAGACAATAACGCAACTCATTTAGCCTCTGATGTGCCAACAAGTGGTGCTTTAGCTCTTAGTGATTATTACGGAACGGGAATCGGTTTTCAATTTACAATAAGTTCTGATGCTACAAATCAAAACCTATCAACTATCTTTGGTGATGATTACGATCTTGACTATCCTAAACTTGTTGTTATTAACTCTGGTGTCACAGTCGGTGGTACAAGTACAAGCACTCCAGCTATCAATGTTCCCTCTGGTGGAGCAGGCACAATTACTATAACCAATGGTGGTAATATATATGGTAAAGGTGGAGCGGCAGGTGCCGTAGGTGGTGATGCGATTGTTGCTGCAACTGCTTGTAATATTGTCAATAACGGCAACATCAAATCTGGTGGTGGAGGTGGAGGTAATGGTGGTGCTGGTGGAGCAGGTACGACTTCTGTTAATTCAGCATTAAATAATTTTGTAGATGAAGGTGGTGCTCCTTATGGTAGTGGTAACGCACCCGCAAATGACGCACCTTCTTGGTTTAGTGCATATAGTCCTGCTTTAAATGGTGCAGGTGTGGTAGGAGATAGAAAATGGGGAGGAGTAAATAATTCTAATCCTCAATCTGGATCTGTAAACACAACATGGGGATGGCATACATCATCTAGTAATTTTAATGGAGTTCTCGCAAATAGAGGTCCTTTCTATTGTTCTTTTCAACTAGGAACAACTGGTACTTATACTATGACAGGTAGTATAAATAATGGTACTTATGGTAGTGGATATGGAAGTGTTTTAATAAATTTAAGCACTAGTAACACTTCCAAAAGCCAAGGACAAGGTGGTGGTGACTACACTTCTGGTCAAACAGCAAACTTAGATGCAGATACAACATATTATTTTCTTGCTAACTTAACCACTTCGGGTAATAGAAATTTATACTACAATACTTTTTCAGTTAATTTTAATCTTACTACTAATAGTGTTACATCTGGCGGATCGGCTGGATCTGGTGGTGCAGGTGCTAGTTACAATGCTTCGGCAGGGAATGGAAGTTCTGGTGGATCTGGTGGCACAAATGCGGGATCTGGTGGTGCAGGCGGTAATGGTGGTGCACTAGGTGTAGCTGGATCAAACGGTACTGCTGGTGGTAATGGCAGTGGTACAGGTGTTTCTTTTCCATCAACGGCTCCAGTTAACGGCTCTTCTGGATCATCTGGTGGTGCAGCAGGGAAGGATATTAATGGTCAAAGTAATGTTACACTAACAAACAACGGAACAGTAGCAGGAAACATAGCATAATGCCTTTAACAAAGTTAAAATTTAAACCTGGAATTATATCAGACATTACATCTTACAGTAATGAAGGTGGTTTTGTTGATGGTGATAAAGTAAGATTTAGATTTGGTTTTCCAGAAAAGTTTGGTGGTTGGTCTAAATATACAACTAGTACATATGAAGGAACGGCTAGACGATTACATAATTGGGTGTCTCTTGATGGCTCTGATTTCTTAGGTCTAGGGACAGAACTTAAATACTATATAGAAGAAGGTCAGACATTTAATGACATAACTCCAATCAGAAATACTACAAGTGCTGGAGATGTTACGTTTGCAGCAACAAATGGATCAGCTACAATAACAGTTACCGATCCCGCTCATGGTGCAAATGAAAATGACTTTGTTACATTCTCTGGTGCTGCATCATTAGGTGGTAATATAACTGCTACAGTATTAAATGCAGAATATAAAATTGTAGCCTTAATAAGTTCTAACTCATACACAATAACAGCTACAGCTACAGCTAACGGATCAGATACTGGTAATGGCGGATCCAGTGTTGTTGGAACTTATCAGTTAAACACGGGTCTTAACACAACTGTTGGTGGAACTGGTTGGGGTGCTGGACAATGGAGTGGTACAACATCTGGTGCCTTATCAACACAACTTAATGAAGCGTTAGATAATAGTGAGACTGCCGTTGATGTAGATGATGAAACGGGTATGAATACAGCAAACGATGTCATACTTGTAGACAACGAACTTATGCTTGTATCGGCAACCACGGATGATAATACAATGACCGTAGCTCGTGGACATAGTGGCACAGCAGCAGCGACTCATGCAGACAATACATTAGTCAGATTAGCCGTGGGTAATGTTCTAGCCACAGATGACTTTGTTGGTTGGGGTAGTGCAGCATCGATCACGGTGCCCGGTGCACAGATTAGATTATGGTCACACGATAACTTTGGAGAAGATCTAATACTTAATCCAAGAGATGGTGGTTTGTTTTATTGGGATAGAACCAATGGTCTTGGAACACGAGCCGTGGAACTAAGTACAACATCTGGTACAAAGACAAGTGTACCACAGATAGCCAAGCAAGTTCTTGTATCAGACCAAGACAGACATGTGATTGCTTTTGGTTGTGATGGATTCGGTGGTAGTAGCACAGCGACACAAGGCAGTGGGGTACAAGATCCATTGCTTATTAGATTCTCATCACAAGAAAATCCTATTGATTGGTTTCCGACTGCTACAAACACAGCAGGTGATTTAAGACTTGGTGGTGGATCAACCTTTGTTCAAGCCGTTGAAACAAAACAACAGATATTATGTTTTACAAATAAAACGCTACACGCCATGAAGTTTATAGGTCCTCCATTTACTTTTGGTTTGCAGGAACTATCTAAGAATATAACTATTGCAAGTCCTTCTGCTGCTATTGCTATTGAAGATACTGTATTCTGGATGGGATCAGATACATTTTATGCTTATGCTGGTGGTCAAACACAACAATTACCATGCACTGTAAAAGAAAAAGTTTTTTTAGATTTTAACTTTGAAGAGAGTAGCAAGGTACATGCAGGTGTAAATTCAGAGTTTAGTGAGATATTATGGTTTTATCCGACAGCCAGTAGTACAGAAGTTGATGCGTATGTTGCGTATAATTATTTAGAAAAAGTATGGTATTACGGAACTTTAGCAAGACAAGCATGGCTTGATAGAGGTATAAGAAGTCTGCCGTTAGCTACAGGTGGACAATATTTATATAACCATGAGGTAGGTTATGATGATGATGGATCTGCAATGACATCATTTATAGAATCAGCACCTATGGATATTGGTGACGGAGAAAAGTTCTTGTTCTTAAAAAGAGTTATACCCGATATAACATTCAATGGATCAACCAGTGCAACACCAGATGTATCGTTTACAATGAAGACAAGAGACTTCCCTGGAGATACGTTTGACCAGACAACATCTAGCACTACACAAAGAACGGCAACGAGTCCAGTAGAACAATTTACAGAAAAACTGGATTATAGATTGCGAGGACGATCTTTTGCACTTAGAGTTGATTCGACATCATTAGGAACTAAATACAAATTAGGATCACCTAGAATTGACATACGAGAGGATGGTAGACGATAATGTTAATAACTAGTATCCCACAATATATTCAAGGTGTATCAAACGCTAAAGTTGATTTGACAACAACAAACCTTACAACCTTGTTTACTGTACCAAGTGGTGCTGACTTTAATGCAGCAATCGTAAACTCTATTCTTGTATCCGAGGATAGTGGTAACGCAGACACAATAACAGTGACGCTAACTGATACAAGCAATGCAGTCTTTAGTTTATTTAAAGTAAAAGCTGTTGCAGCCAATACAACAATAGAACTATTGACAAGAGATTTAGTCTTACAGAGTGGTGAGATATTAAAAGTACAAGCAGCTACGGCAAATAGATTGCATGTTGTAGCAAGTATACAAGACGTATCGAAGACAAGAGTGACAACAAGTGCGTTAGCACAGATATAGTATTGAAGAAATAACAAATAATTGGTATTATAAGCTATGGGTATATTTAAGAGCATTACTAAAGTTTTAAAAAAAGCAGCACCATTAATTGGTAGTACAATTGGTTTTGCTTTAGGTGGACCAGGTGGAGCCGCAATAGGATCTGGTATTGGATCACTGGCTAGTGGTAGAAGTGTGCAAGATTCATTATTAAACGCTGGATTAGCTTATGGTGTTGGATCCTTTGCAAAAGGTGCAGGATTCACGAAAGCTCCAGATAGTGCAACAGGTATAAGTAAGTTCTTGCCTGGTAGACAAGTAGCAGGTGCTGATTTCGGAACAACTATTGCTCCTAATCTTGGTATTGGGGCTAAAAATGCTATTCCTATGACAGACATGTTAAAGACATCAGGTAACTCTATTTTTAAATTTATTGGTGAGAATCCATTATTAACTGCTGGTGGTGTAGGTACTTTACTGGCTGGTGCCATGGGTGAAGAAGAACAAAAAGGATCAGGAATTAAAATGCAACCTTACCCTGTGGGCAAAACTAGGTTAGGTACTGGACGAATTGGTAATAAACTGTATAATTTAGATGATGAAGAAGAGCGTAAGCAATACTTTGAAGACAATAGAAAGAGACAAGGTGCCGAGGATATTGAAGCACTTGCTGTTGGTGGAGAAGTAGAGGGTCCCGGTACAGGAACCAGTGATTCAGTTCCTGCAAGATTATCAGACGGAGAGTTTGTATTAACTGCAAAAGCAGTTCGTGGTGCTGGTGGAGGCGATAGGAATGTTGGTGCTGCAAGAATGTATGATATGATGTCACAATTAGAAGGAGCCGCATAATGGCAACTCCACAAGAAGTCAAACAAGAACAAATTGTTAGGTTAGCTCCTTTTCAAGAAGATTATTTAGCTGATATATTTGCAAGTGCAAAAGCACTTACAGGTGAAGGCTCACAAATGCCTTTTTCTAAACAACAGTTAGCTAGTTTAACTGATGCTCAAAAGCAAGCAGCAGCAACAGCAATTGGAGGAATAGGTGGTTTTTCTCCATATTTACAACAAGGTAGTAAAGCTATTGGTCAAGGTATTGGTGCTGTAGGCACAGGACTTGGAACTCTTGGTTCTGCTTTGGGTCAATTACCAGAAGCACAACAAGGATACAGAGATCAGCAACAAGCTATGTTAGATGCTCAACAATTAGGTCAACAAGGTATTGGACAAGCACAAGCCATGACAGCTGGTGCTGATTATGATTTTGATCCTACATCTTATCAACAGTTTATGGATCCTTATATGGAGTCTGTAATTCAACAGCAGTATGAAGATATTGCTGAACAGGGAGATATAGCAAAAAACAAAGCAACAGCACAAGCTGTTGGAGCAGGAGCTTTTGGTGGCTCAAGAGGAGCTTTAGAACAAGCTGCAATAAATCAAAATGTATTAGATCAACAAGCTAGAACAGGATCACAATTAAGATCAGCGGGATTTCAACAGGCATCTAATTTAGCACAACAAGCTGCATCTAGACAGGCACAACAACAATTAGCACAAGCTGGTCAATTTGGACAACAAGCTGGTGCAGGTGGTCAGTTAGGATTAGCAGGAGCACAGCAACTTGGACAAGCTGGTGCAGGACTTGGTAATCTCGCACAATTGACAGGGCAACTTGGTTCTACGACCGGGGCACTTGGTCAGACAGTCGGGCAACTTGGAACTGCGACAGCGGGTCTTGGTCAGTTAGGTCAACAAATGGGTGTTCAAGATG